TTATTTGTGTTTTGTACCGTCAAAATCGTGTAAATCCTTGCCAACATTGGAATACAATTCAAGTGATTCAAATGCAGTTGGCCGAGTGTAATCGGCGGTCATTTGCAAATTTCTGTGTCCCAACCAATGCATAACTTCTATATCAGCAGAAGTCGACGCCATGCCCTTGGTCGCAAAATAGTGTCGCAGCATATGAGGTGTTATTTGCATGTCTGATGCGTCGTTGATACGCTTGGTTAATTTATTGGCGTAATAAGGGTGCAGTGGACTACCTTTTTCGTTCAGCCAGAGCCAATGATCATTAGCGTTGATGTTATTCCTCTCTCTGATATTGTCAGACGTTGTGATTGCGTACCTGATGTTCTTGATAATTTCACCAGTAACCCACAGTGTGCGATACGAGCTTTGTGTTTTAAGCGTTGTTCCGTTCAATTCGTCAGCAGTGCGTTGCAAGTCTATTTTGATCGCGCACCTTTCTTCACCGGTATTTTTATCGGTCTCGAATTTGAACGAGCTTGTTCTTAATCCCATCAATTCACCACGACGTTCACCAAGACAACCGATATAGACCAATGACAGCATATACTTATCGAGAATATTCTCAGCTGTATCAATCCATTTTTCATAGTCTGTTGTTTGGATCGTCAGATCTTTGGCTGCACGCCCCTGAATCAGCATGCCTTTTAGTTTATTCTTAGGTATAACGTCTTCATATTCTGCGTTGTTCATGATTGCAAGCATAACTGAAGTGATTGTTCTTATGGTTGATTTTGCCAGATTTTTTATCGCCAAGCCGTCCAGAAACGACTGAAAACTTGACCGAGTAACGTCGCTTAAATAGGTATTACCAAAAACAGGTTTAAGGTAGCCCTTATAGAAATTGGTTGAGTTTTTGCGAGTGGATTCCTTCCATATTTTCAACTTAATTTTACGGGAACTCATTCGTTGCCAGTACTGATCAACTGTAACTTTTTGTGATGTAATTGCGCCGATGTTACCCGTGGCTAAATCAGCCTCAAACCTTTTCAAAATGATGTCTGCGTCACGCCAAGTCTTTAATCCTGATTTTGTGAACTCGTCGGCTTTTCCTAAACTATTTTTAAATCCACGTCTAACGCCGTATCGTTTGCCCTTGGCTGTCTGATACTCATAGATATTCGGGTGGTTCTTAACTGGCGTCCAATTTCTCATAATGATCAAATCTCCTAATTTGTGTACATATTGCAGAATAATACAAACGTATGTTCTTTTTGAAATTAAAAAAATAAGCCATTAGGCACGGTGCTTGCGAAAACTATCGATGTTGATCACATTATCGGTTCCACGTCTTAGTAATTTATTTATCACCTTCATATCTTTTAACGACGTTTGATATTCTCCTTCATTATGTGGAATCATCAAATCAAAGGCGAAGAATCCAGGGTTGTCTAAATCTTTTCGCAATCTGTTGATTAGTTGTTCATAAGTCATAAATTCATTGCCATATTGCCTATCTATTCTCAGTATATTATCGCTATCCATGCTGGTGCCTCCAATGTTTATTTGTTTAATCCCCATCCGAGAATCGAACTCGGATCGTCACCAGAGTGGGGACGTTGATTAGTTTAGAGTTACATCAACGGTTTTATCATTCCAAAAAGATGTTTGATATTGTAATTTCAATTTGGCATCTTTCTTAGCTTGACCTACCATATTTCCAGTAACGGTGGCATCTTTATCAAGCGTTCCACTATTTAAAGTATCCTTATTGTATTCTTCATTGATGAGAATTTCGTTAAGGTCAGTTGAGTTGCCATCAGCATTCAACTTAAAATCATATGGGTTATAATCTTGCTTTTCAGCGCTTTTATTAGTAATTGTTACATTAACAATTACATACTGTTTTCCACTATCTGGCGTGTCCATATCGTCACCGTCCCAGAATTTAACGCTATTTACTTTAAATGAATAACCCTTGTAAGTAGCAGTTTCTCCAACTTTGTATGAATCTTTTAATTCTGCTTCTGATTTTTTAGAAGAACTTGATTTTTTAGTCTCCGTAGTTTTTTCAGATGAATCTTTAGCATCACTATCATCGTTGCCGCCCATTTGTGATCCAACGATTGCTACCACAATCACAACTAAAATCCAGAACCATACACGTTTGTAGAAAGGTTTCTTCTCCTTTACCGTATAGGTTTTGCCATCGTCCCCTGTGATTTGTTTCTTTGCCATAATATATTCCTCCCATACCAGTTATCTGGTATAATTTATTTTGTAATAAGTAATACTTAAGTCTCTGTGCCAGCGGAGGCTTTTTTATTTGCTGTTTCTTCAATACAATTTACTTGATATTATTTCATTTTTTATTTTGAAGTTGTTGTGCTTTAGTGATTCGTTTTAGGAATTTTTCTTTATATTCATCGTATCGATATTGACCCATTTCGGTATTGATATATGACTCCAACACATTGATTTCTTGACTATATTGTTTAAGTTTACGCGAATCAATTGCAATGCGTTCAGTAATCAGGGCGCGTAAAAAGCGATTTTTGCCTTTAGCCTTGAGCAATAGGGGAATGAGTATTCCTATAGACTTTTCAGGTTCACCTTGTTTACCCAATTTCTCTGCCGCAAAATAAGGCCTACTAATTTTGTCGTATGCCTTTTCTTCTGTTATTTCTTGCCGTAATTTTTTGGCGTCGTCAGCCATTCCCAAAACTTCGTCTTGCTTGGCATAATTTTCTATCCGTTCATGGTACAACTCATTGTTTTTGGCGTTCTCTTCGGGCGTGTGCCAGTTGTTGCGGTGTTTTTCAATGAATTTAAAATTTTCTGATAAAGCAATCTTGCCTAGTTCAGTTAGTTGTCCAGACGGTTCGATATAACCGAGTGTTAATAGCCGTTGTCGTTCCGCTCCAAAGTCTTTAACATAGTTTCTTTCAAAATATAATGGAATGGCTCTATTTCTATTCCAATATTTATCCAGCCACCAAAGCATGATAATGTTGCCGATTGTCACCTCGCCATTATAAACAACATTATCGGACCAAGGATAGATTGCGTTCGGATTAATCTCTGCCATAGGATAGTTATTGATTGTCATTTTGGCATCAATTTCTCTATTTTTCTCAAAATAGTCAACCTTTTCTACAGGATTATCTTTAGATTTATCTTCAGGCTTTTTATTACCGAACAAAAAAGAAATTAACCCCATTGTTATTCCTCCACTTTTTCAACGACATCTTGAACCATAAAATAATAAGTATATGGAATCTCGAAATTATCTAGGAAATTAATAATGTTAAAATCACGAATCTCAATACCCGTCGAATTCATATAGTACCTAATCAGTAGGCTAATTGCTCCGCTGTTGGCTTCGTTCTCCACCTTCAAGTAAGTTACATAGCTACTGTCCAGATAGGCTGCAGGGACGTCGCCAAGGACGTTGTGCGTCAGCTCGTGAGCAACTAGAAAGTTAGAAAAAGGTTCGCTGACTTTTTCGTTGATGAAGATAGCTTTTTGGATTGGATCAGAAAGCCCAAGATAAGCGTCTGGTAATTTGTCTGTATAGCAGATGTCGATGCCTAATGATTCGCATATCGTTTCTGGATCTTGTCCGGACAGTTTATCAGTGTCGATAAGGAATTCGTCAAGCGTTTCGTATAACGCCATGGGCGATCACTCCTTATCGTCTTTTTTGTCGTGTTGAACTCGATTGCGTCCTTTGCGCCAGTAGTAGCCTTCAAGAAGACTTTTAACGGCTTCCTGAGCTTCATCTGAGACTGGTTCTTCACGGTAAGTTAGCTGGCCTTGATCGAGTATTCGATGTAAGTCCTTAGTTTCCTGGTTGGTTGCATCTTTGGGCGTGTTATTAATACCAAGAAGATAATCAACGGTTACATTGAAATAATTAGCTATTGCAACAAGGGTTTCTTGATCAGGTTGTCTTTTACCTTGTTCATATGAAGCAAGAGTTGTGGGAGCAAATCCAAGACGTTTTGCCGTCTCGACTTGAGTTTCACGTTTATTTTTTCGTAGTTCTTTGAGGCGTTCTGCAAACATATTTTTCCCTCCAGATATGATACTACTACACAATTTGTGTGGTTTAAATACAACAAAAGAAAATACTCAAAATGAGTAATTAATTGTTGACTATATACTCATAACGCGTTATTATATAAACATACCAATACTAAATGCGTATCGGAGGTGATATTGTGAGAAAATGGTTGAAGGATATACGTAAACAAAATAAGTTTACTCAAAACGACATGGCCGAATTTCTTAATATTCCGGTAACGACTTACGCTTCTTATGAACAAGGTAAAAGAACACCCAATGTGCGTAAGGCCGCTGAATTGTCGGAAAAGTTAAATGTTAAATGGACCATTTTTTTTGGAGTTGACGTACGCGATTCGAGTAATTAAACATCGAATAAACTATATCAATGTTAGGGAGGTGATCGCATGACACGAGAAGAAATGATCGAAGACATCATGGAATGGCGTCCGGATACTCGCAGATCAACATGGGAGCGTAAGAGCGAAAAACAGCTCAAAGCCAACTGGGTAATTCTAAACAGCATGGCTGATCGTGAAGCTGATGAAATATTGTCAAGCAACTGTTGACTATATGGTACCGGAAAACAACGTTTACATTCAACCGCAAACGTACACGAATACTGAAAGGAGGTGAATATTTTGAAAGAAATAGATATCAATCAAGAATTGAAGGATGCGCTAAATCGAAGCAATTGGACACAGACGTTACTAGCGACATCATTACATGTTACCAAGGGCGCTGTCACCAACTGGACGCTACGTGATAATATTCCAGACAAGATGTTGCTTGGATCAATGAGACTGCTTAATGATTATCGTTTCAGCCTTGCGGTTGCGGAATATTTAACGGGTGTTAAGACTTATTCGATCAAGCGGGTTGAAGATACACCGTACGCCAGATTTTTTAGCCAAGCTAAAGAAGAACACGATCGGCAAGATTTAGACCACGATTTCACGCTCCTAATGGGCAAACGTAAGGAAGACCGCACGCAAGACGATCGTAAAAAAATCGTCCATTACGCCAAAGAATTAAGCGAAGAAATTGAAGAAGAGAACAGCTTGTTGGCTGCGGTCATGGAAGACTGGGATTTGATAATTTGATGGGAGGCGAAAATTAATGCAGGCATCGGTTGAATTGAGTAATGATGACGTTAAAAAGATTGCTGCGGCTGTAATCACACTATTACCATCAGCACTTGACACAATACCCAAAAAAATAGAACCAGAAATGAATAAGAAACAAATTGCAAAGATGGTACTCGGATGTGATGTTAGCCAGATTGAAAAATTGGAAGATCTGGGGATGCCATTTGTCCTCACGGGAAACCACCATCGATACATTCCTGAAGATGTTCGCAAATGGAGAAGAAAACATCAAGAAGGTGATTGGGAATGATCAAATTTATTCGAAATTACTTTGCACTACCAGACGACATCTGGGGCGATCTGTTCGTTATCATGCTGATTATCGTTCCTGTGTTGGTAATTGCTAGCGAGGTGGTTACACATGCACTTTATTAAAACAAAAAAGACTCCCGCGTATTGGAGTACGCAGAAGTCAGTAACAAAGTAAAACATTTATACGGTAATTATATCAGAAAAGGTAGGTAAATGAAATGACTGTAATAACGCTTGAATCACTGTCTGTTCATAATTTTAAAGGCATTCGAGATTTCACGTTGGTGCCAAAAGGTAATGATAGTCAGATCTATGGCATGAACGCAACTGGTAAAACTACTATATTTGACGCGTTTACGTGGCTACTTTTTGGAAAAAATTCTGAGGAATCAAAACAATTCAACGTCAAACCACTTGATGAAAATGGCGACGAGGTGCTTGGCCTTGAGCCAGAAGTTGTTGCAACCATTGCTGTTGATGACAAGAGTATCACTTTAAAACGCGTGCTCACCGAAGTGTGGACGAAGCCGGCCGGTAAACTCGAAAAAGTCCGGAAGCCAGATAAAACAGTTCTCTATATCGACGATGTGCCACAAAAGGTCAAGGAATATGAAGACTACATCAACAGTCTGATCGATATGGATTCCTTCAAAACGCTTACGAATCCAGCAGCGTTTACCAATCTGAAATGGGACGTCCAGCGGTCAATCTTGATGAATCTTATTCCAGATATTGATGATCAGTCAGTCTTAGCTGACCACCCAGAATTGTCAGAGCTGGTCACTATTTTAGATAACAGTTCTGTCGAGGATCAGCACAAACGTATCAGTGCTCAAAAGAGCCAAATCAAAAAAGATATTGATGCCTTACCTGCAAGAATCGACGAAGCAACACGTGCAATTCCTGAAACCATCAAAACCAGCGATAAAGAACTGAATGAGATGAAGTCGACTTACGAGGCTGAAATCACTGACCGTAAAGCTAAAGCATCAATGCTCCAGCAAGATACTTCTGGTATTGAAACTCAGCAAAAGATTGCTGGTCTAAACGTAAAACTTTCTAAACGTGAATCGGAATTTCTTGGTGGCAAAAATCTTCAAATGTCGTCTTTGAGGAAAGATATCAATACCGCAGAGGACGAATATCGCAGTGCACAACGATCACTGCAAGAAATACAAGATAAGCTTAAACGGGTTACCAACGAGCTGTCTGATACAAAAGTACGCCACTCTGAATTAGCTAGTCAATATGTTGAAGCAGATAATCAGACGTTTGACGAACATGCTGAGCAGTGCCCGACTTGTGGTCAAAATTTACCGCCGGATAAAGTTGAGGAATCAAAAGAGAAATTTAATCAACAAAAATCAGTCAAGCTCGCACAGATTGCAAAAGTGGGGCAAGAATTTAGCAAAGATAAGATTGCAGAATTAACTGATCAAGTCTCAAAACTACAATTAGACGTTAAAAGCGAAATGGTCAAGGCGGCTACTACACAATCACACTACAAGAAGCTTAAGGCTGAGCTTGAGAGCCAAGAAAATGGCTTTGGCGATTTCCAATCAACTGAAATCTACACTCAGATTATTAATGAAATTGCTGAACTAAGAGCCAAACCAGATGACGCCCAAAATAATAGTGACGAAATTGAAAAGCTCGAAGCTGAAATAGCAGGTTACCGTCATGATATTGACAATATCGAGTCTGTTCTTCGTGATAAGCATGCAGCACGTGAACAGCGCAAGCGTATCACCGAACTGGAAGACCAAGATAAAGCATTGAAGCAGAAGTTCTCTGAGCTTGAAAAACAAGCCTATCTCATTGATCAATTCACCCGGGCCAAAGTTAACGTAATCGAAGACAAGTTAAACACTATGTTCCAGATGGTCAGCTTTAAACTATTCGAAAATCAAAAAAATGGTGAGTTAAAAGAAACCTGTGAAGCAACTGTTGATGGTGTGCCATTTAGCGACCTGAACAACGCTGCACGCATCAATGCAGGACTGGATATCATTAATACCCTAACTGATTATTATGGCGTCAATGTGCCAATTTTCGTCGACAACGCCGAATCAGTTAACGAGTTGATCAAGACAAAATCTCAGCAAATTAGTTTAATCGTTTCAACCGACAAAAAGATGAAAGTGGTGGCTTAACATGGAAAAAACATTTGAAACAAGCTTAGCTAAAATTAATAACACGTATGCACCAATGATTGCAGAACAACTGCATAACAACGGCATTGAAATGACGGAGTATCAGAATCAAGTTGTGCTTTCTGCAATTTCATCAATCAACGAAGTGGTTGCAAACGAAGGCTTGACGATTGGTCAAGTTGAGCAAGGTAATCTAACACAAATTCTATTGACTGTCGCTGCATTACAACTCAACGCAAGTGCGGATCCACGCGAAGTCTACTTCATTGTTCGCAACAAAAAAGATAAAAATGGGTCGCAGCATAAGATTATCGAAATGAATATTGAAGGCGACGGTAACGATGCTTTACTGGATCGGTTTGGTCGCAACATCAAAAACGTCTATCCATACTGGGTCGTCCGTGAGAATGATGAGTTTGATTATCCAAAGCATAAGGGACTGACTGTTGAGCCACCAGCGTGGTCCGAATCTGGTGTTGGCAAGGTTTTACATGTTGTTTATCCACTAGAGTATCAAGATGGAACGATCGATTATAAAATCGGCGAACGCGAAGACGTCAAGAAAAACCTGCTAGCACATGTGAGCCAAAACTTAATGTGGGACAAGAGCGGTGCTAAACAGCAGTTCATGGAAAAAACGGCTGATATGACGCTTGATGAAATCTTAGACAGTAAAGAGTTAGTTACACTTGGAAAAATTTCAGGAGCATGGTCTTCCCCTCAAGCACGCGAATCAATGATCATACGTAAAATCAGAAATAACATTGTCAAAAAGATTCCAAAGGATTTCTCAACTGGGTTCTTGGCACTCAAATATCAAGAGGCTGAGAGAACAGACATTGAAGACATGCGCAAGGACGTCACAGACAGTGCCAATCAAGAAGATTTTGAACGGGCTAAGTTAGCAACTGCCAACCAATCTTCACTAGAAGACGCGTCAGAAGCAGTGATTGAACGCCCTGAGGAAGTAGAAGAACAATCGCCAACAGAATCAGGCGAAACTCAACCAGATGAAGCGCCTGAAAGTATTGAAACGGAAACTAAAACAGTCGAGGTTCCATTCTGATGATTGGCATAACAGTATTTGGCTCAGGCAGTTCCGGAAATTGCTACTGTCTGGATAACGGTACCTCTCAATTGTTGATTGAGACCGGTATTCCGTATAAAAAAGTTGCGCCAAAGATGGGATTTGATTTTACACGCGTGACTGGAGTGCTGATCTCCCATGAGCACGGTGATCACTCTAAATACCTGAATCAGTTTTTGCAGCATACAAACTCAAACATCTATATGACTTCGGGGACAGCAGGCGTACTCAACATCGATGATTCATATAACTATCGTATCAAAGCTGTTAAACCACTTGTTGATACCGTGATAGGTGACTGGAAGGTAACACCATTCAGTGTTGAGCATGATGCTGCTGAACCGGTCGGCTTTTTGATTGAGAGTGGTGGTGACAAGCTGATTTATGTAACTGACACATACTACGTTAAATATAAATTTAAGGGCATAACTAGAATGATGGTCGAGATGAATTATTCAGCCGAGATCGCAGCTAAAAACACAACTGACGGCGTATTGAATCGGTCATTAGAAAAGCGAATACTGACATCACATTTTGAAATGGATAATTCATTATCATTTATCAAAGCTAACATGTCACTGACGCTTAGAGACGTCCTGTTGATCCATATCAGCAAGACTAACGGTGACCCTGAACTATTCCAACACAAGGTACAAGAATTGACTGGCGTGCCAGTTTATATCGCTAAATAGGAGGTGCCCGTGATTGGCAATATACAGACAGATACACACCACAATCTGGAAAGATGACTGGATAGGTGGTCTGTCTTTAGCCGACAAGAGCCTATGGCTCTATCTGTTGACTAATGACAGGACGACCCAATGTGGAGTTTATGATTTTTCCTGGCGTTATGCCACCTTTGAAACAGGAATCAGTCAAGAGTCGCTTAAAACAGCGTTACAGAAGTTTCAGGACGATGGAAAAGTTGTTTTCAACCCAAAAACCAACGAGATCATGATTGTTAATTGGCTGAAATATAATTCTGCCAGGTCACCTAAAGTTGCACCTGTAATTGACAAAGAGCTAAAAGAAGTAAAAACACTTGAATTTGAATCAGAAGTCATCAGGAAGTGTTTATCGTATCAATACCCTATTCGGACTAAAGAACCTAAAAAAAATACCGTATCGATAGGGTATCAATATGGTATAGATACGGTATTGCAACCAGAACCATCACCAACATCATCACCAGAACCATCAACAGCATCAACAGCAGAACCAGAAAAAGATGCGCCTGCTGATGTGCTAGCGGAATTGTCGCAATTTTACCAACAAAACTTCGGTGTGATCAACCCGACGATTGCGCAAGAACTTGAATATTCACTTGCTGATTTTGATGGCAATGCTGAAATGCTAAAAGAAGCAATGAGACGTGCTGCACTAGACCAGAAAGGCTTCCGCTACGCGCAAGGAATCATGAAGAACTGGAAAACAGCAAACGTAAAAACTTTGGATCAGGTCAAAGCTGAGGACGTCAGTCATGAAAATAGCGTTCGGAATAAACGACCGCAAAAGAAAACTGGCGTCACTCCGTCGTGGTTTAAGGACGTTGTTCAGCCTGAAAATAAGCCAGATGACACTCAAAAAACGACACCTGAGCAAAAAGCTTCAATAGCAGAAAAGTTAGCAGCGCTTAAACAGGCTAACGAACAGAAGGCAAAAACAACATGACAATATCAGAAATTAAAGCACAGCACCCCGACTGGCGTATTCTGGTCTATTCATATAATTGGCTAGAAGAAATTAACTGTGCTAGCTGTGGGAAATTAATGCCCTATTACGACACCTATACTTCACGAGAGCAGACAACTGATAACGGGTACTTTGGACTTCCCGTTTGCTGTCGCTGCTACGGACATGAAACACAGCACCTTATGACAAGTTGGAAGGGGAAGAAAAATGGATAAGCAAGAACTGATTGATGTACTAACCAAGAATAGCAAAGAAGCTCAAGATGTGCATGTTCGCGCGGCCAATGGATCCGTTATGAAAGCTTATTATGACGGTGTGCTAAACGCACTTCGCAACAGCTATCTTCTTGCGATTGAATTAGACGAACCCATTTATAAAAAAGTAACTTTACCAAAAGAAGTCGGAGAAGAGCTGGATATTGCCAAAGCAGATTACGCTATTCAAGATTTTGACTTATATATTGGGAATGTCATTGATGATAGTGTAAGTATTGCTAGAGCTAGTAATCATTATTATGTTGATAGCACCAATGCGATTATTAAGTTAGCTGACGCATGGCGCTACGGCTACACGGTTGAGAAAGAGCCAGTAAGTTTAGTCTATGTATCTGGAACAAACAAGAAATTTGTTTATAACAAACGTGGCGATACATCAACTCGTATGGCTAAGCTTGAAACGCCAGTCGTTCCATCACCAGTCACGTCATATGAGACTGCATATGACAAATACAAGCCACTATATGAATTTACTGATGCAGAAATTACTAAGTTTGGTTTGCAAGATTGCGAACGGGAAGAGGTAACTGATGATGGTATGGGTTGTTAAAGGCGAGGAAGCAGGCGTCACCGACTATTACTTTGATAAGTTAGCAGGCCGTCAAAAAGTCGTCATTGGGGACTTCGCAGCAATGTTTGATGACCCACTTTATCATTTCAAAAGCGAGCAGGAGGCAGAAATGGTTGCCAGAAATGTTTATTATGACGAGGAAGAAATGAACCCATATGAGGTGACTGACGATGAGCAATGAGACGAAGCAGGACGTGTTCGAAGAATTTGCAGATGAATGCGCCGGACTTAATGATGAAATATATAAGCAATACATGCAACGTTATGACGCCGCCTTGCCAGATGATCTGCCGGTGATTCCACGAGCCGTTGCAGACTGGATAGAGCATTGTAAAAACCGTAATTACTCGCTTTGGGTTGCGTTGTTTGATTTTCAAGGAGATTCAAAAATCGACAGGTGGTTTAATGATAATGGTTTACGTTCTATTCGGACACAGCGACAAGATATATTTGCCCGTGCATGGCTAGACGGATATACCGTGGAGGAAGATTAATGAGAACAATTAAGTTCAGAGCATGGAACGGGCGTGCCAAGCAAATGGCGAAATATGTAACAGCTATTCAAATGGGTGACACACAAGGTACACCGTCAAGCGTCAATGTAATTGTTAATAGACACAGCGAAACATGGGAAGTTGAGCACGATAAAGTTGAACTGTTACAGTACACGGGTCTTGAGGACACCTATGAAGGCGACATTTTGCAAGATGATGATGACGTTGGATCTGTCTATTATGAGCAAGGTCAGTTTTATGTACTTAGTGACGGCGATGAGTACCCACTAGATGAATGGCAATATGCCACGGTAATCGGTAATATCTATGAAAACCCTGAAATGTTGGAGGAAGATAAATGAAACGAGAGATTAAGTTCAGAGTGTGGAGCAAATCACAGCGACACATGGATGTTCCAACAAGTATAACTATTGATGACAGTGGACACGTCGAAGGTGTCAGAGGCTATGGTGGCGAATATCCATACAATGATATCGAGATCATGCAATTCACTGGACTACACGACAAGAACGGACGGGAAATCTACGAGTCAGATATTCTGAGAGTCACAACAGGAGAAGACGGTGAATCATATGTAGCAACCGTAAAATGGTTTGACGATGAAGACTACCCAGCGTTTGATTTGGAAGGCATACCGGCAGCATGGAATTATGATGCAAATGCACTTGCAACCATTTTTCAAAGTGGTGTTGAGACGTGCGAGGTCATCGGGAATATTTATGAGTACGGCGGTTTAATTGGTGACACTCAATGAAGTTGATCATTAATGGAGAACCAATTCCCCAAGGTCGCCCTAGGTTTGCCAACCGTGGCAAGTTCACAACAACGTATGATCCGCCTAAGTCCAAAGCGTATAAACAGTTGGTTAGAGCGCAGGCAACTCAGCAGTGGCATTCTCAGCCACTTTCAGGAGCTTTGAAGTGTGACGTGACCATTTACCGACCTATTCAGCAAAGTGGCTCAAAGAAGCTAAAATTGATGAAATCAAGTGGGCAAATCAGGCCGATAATCAAGGGTGACATCGATAATTATTTCAAGGCCGTTACTGATCCATTGACCGGAATCGTGTGGGTTGATGACGCGCTGATCGTTGAATCGCAAATAAGAAAATTCTATTCGAATGAACCACGTGTTGAAATCGAAGTTGAAGAATTAGAACAATAAAAAAGTCCAAGTAAGCAATTGTTGAGGAGCGTTGACGATGACGACTGAGTTTCTAGAACATTACTATCCGTTGGAAAGACAATATCCAACGATTAAAGAAATACCCGAAGAAGAATTACGATCGCTGCGAAAGAAATATAATCACCACCACCAATTAGATAATTACACTACTGCAGACAAAAGACCGGTAAAAAGAGCCGAAGAGCTGCAAAATTACTGGGATAAAGGTTTGACTGGTGAACAGATAGCTCAAGATATGGGAATTTCAAGGTCTACTGTTCAAAACTATCTAGCAAGAATGGGATTGACAGATCATAAACAATACACAATCAAGATAACTCGCAAGAAATCTGTTCATTATGCCAGAAATATTAGAAGCGCTGCTCGAATAGCTGGAAATTGGAACAATGCAAGTAAAGAACAGCAGTTTCATTGGCTGAAAAAGAACGGATGGACAATTGAATTTGGACATTGGAATGAAACGGAGGTGGGTTAGTTGGAAAAATAAAAAAGCCACCATCTCTGGCAGCCTCAGGTAATTACTCAACAACTAATTATACCATAAGGGGTGCTGACGTGGTGGGCTTATTACCAGAAATTGATGAGCGAGCAAGTAGAGAATTGGCTAGGGAATTATTATCGAATTATCGCAGATACTCACGCATGGCTGGCGTCAAGTTGACTGATATTAAATCGCCGACTATCGATGGTATGCCGAAGTCGCCTAGTTATGATAATCGTATAGAAGACAAGATAGTTAATCACATTGACGCAGAACAAATCATTCATAACGTTCAGCAAGCTATGCAATTTCTTGATAAAACTAGCTATTGGGTCATTTATTATTCGTATTTATGCGAGCCTCAATTATCGTATTATGACATATCACAAAAGTTAGTCGGTTACTCCGAAGAATCGATCGACTATCTTAAACGAAAGGGGTTGATAGAGTTTGCTGAAGCTTATCCGAACGGTAAATTGATTGTATACAAGTGAACTCGGCGATTGGTAGCGAACGTTCGGCTTTCTCTCAGTAACATAGCACAGATAACGTGATATATTGGTATTATCGATAAGAACAAGGTGGCGCAAAACAACCAGTAGTATCGGAAAATACGGCGCTGTTATTAGGTGCAGACGCAACTCAACGTCTTTAGAATCGGTCGTGGCTCGGTAGTTGATCGGTGGTTCGACTCCACCGCACGTTATTCGTTGCCAACTCCTTCAGAGAATGACAGACAATAGACAATAACAGGGCAACGACAATTACACTCACAGTGATGTGAGTTTTTTTGTACATAACAATAATAGTTTAGGGGATGTGGTGATCTATGTGATCCGTAAATTAACACCGAAACAACGAAAGTTCGCAGATGAATATATCAAGAGTGGTAATGCAACACAATCTGCTATTGTCGCTGGTTACAGTAAAAAGACAGCTAAGTCAATCGGTCAAGAAAACCTGACTAAACCTGACGTTAAATCTTACATCGAAGAGTGCATGAATAAGATTGAATCTCAAAAAATCATGGGAGCGAAAGAAGCAATTGAGTTATTGAGTAGCATTGCTCGTGGTGAGGTAAAAGAGACAGTAGTTGTAGGTACACCGGTTGGTTTCGAAGAAGTTAAAAAGGAAGCCGATTTCAAAACGAGAATCAGTGCTGTTCGTGAAATACTTAAACGTTATCCAGAATCTGATAAGTTGACCGAAGCTCAAGTCAGACGTGCTAACGCAGAAGCGGATATCGCCGCATATAAAGCTAAGCTGCTTACTGAATCAAATGATAGCGATGGGACGGTGATCATTGATGACATCCAAGATGAATAAAATCAAACTCACATCAATGATTAATCCTCACTTCTACAAACTATGGCGTACCAAGAAGCCATATATCATTGCTAAAGGCGGACGTGGTTCATTCAAATCATCTACAATCAGTTTGAAACTAGTCACGATGATGAAGAAGCACATTCAGCAAAACCATAAAGTTAATGTGGTGATTGTACGTGAGAATACTAATAACCTGCGTGATAGTGTTTATGCGCAGATTGGTTGGGCGTTAGATATGCTCCATATGACAGATGACTTTACATTTAACGTGTCTCCAATGAAGATCACGCATAATCGTACTAAGTCATCTTTCTACTTCTATGGCGGTGATAAGCCTGAGAAGCTTAAATCTAACACGGTACGTGATGTGATTGCTTTGTGGTATGAAGAAGCGGCTAACTTTAAGTCAGCCGAAGTATTTGACCAGACCAATCCAACATTTATCAGACAGAAGTCACCTTATGTTGATCAAGTTGACGTGTTTTACAGCTATAACCCGCCAAAGAATCCTTATTCGTGGATTAACGAGTGGGTAGACAGCTTAGCGGGTGACCCTGATTACTTGGTTGATCATTCAACTTATCTTGATGACAAGCTGAATATCACGACTAAGCAACAGCTTGAATTAATTGAGAAATATAAAAAGAATGACTATGACTATTACCGTTATCTGTACCTGGGTGAGGTGATCGGGCTTGGAACCAATGTTTATAATCTTGATCTATTCAAGCCCATTGATGAGCTGCCTGATGATGACCGCATTGTCGGTTTGGCGTATGCAGTCGATGCAGGTCATCAGCAATCAGCAACCACTTGTCTGTGCCTTGCAGTGACGGCTAGAGGTGATGTGATTTTGATTGACACTTACTATTACAGTCCAGCTGGCAGGTCGCTCAAAAAGGCTCCTAGCGAGTTATCGAAGGACATCAATGCATTTGTACTCAGGACGAGCAAGCAATTTAAGCACGTGCCAATCATTAATCGCACGATCGATAGTGCTGAAGGTGCGCTTAGAAATCAATATATGGCTGACTTTGGTATCAGGTGGAATCCAGTCAACAAATTAAAAGAAGCAGATATGGTCGACTTTGTGCAAGATTTACTCGCACAGGGTCGCTTTTCATATCTCGACAATGAAGACAATCAGATTTTTATTTCTGAGCACAAACAATATCAATGGGACGAGAAGACTGTTAATAGTGACAATCCCAAAGTCATCAAGGAAAACGATCATACAGTCGATGCTTTAAAATATTTTGCAATCGACAATGCTAGGTTACTCAAGCTCACGGCAACTCGAAAGGTGGTGTAACGGGTGTTTGAGCGATTAAAAAACTTATTCAGGAAAGGTGGTGCCAAATTAGGTATGGTAGCAAGTCTAACCAATATTACTGATCATCCCAAAATCAGTGTTGTGCAAGAAGATTATGATCGAATTCAACGAGATCTTAATATCTATGAAAACAGATTTAAACCGGTTGAATATCGCGGTGTGACTGGCAAAGACTGGAATCGTGAATATGTCGCACTGAACATGAAACAAGTGGCCGCTAGACGTATGGCCAGTATTGTGTTCAATGAGAAAGCCAAGATTGAAGTTGCAGATAAGACTGCAAAAGAGTTTGTTAACGGTGTCTTGTCTGCCAACGACTTCGAAAAGAACCTCGAAAAATATCTCGAATCTATGTTCGCGCTTGGCGGGTTGGCAATCAAGCCATACTACGACAGCACCGCCAAGACTATTAAATTATCGTGGGCACAAGCACCGACCATCTACCCATTACGATCAAACAGCAACAACATCTCCGATATTGCGATTGCCACACGAATCACTAAATCAGAAGGCAAGAAACAAGTCTATTACACGCTACTAGAATTCCACGAGTGGCGTGATAGCAAAAATTACACGATTACGAACGAGCTATATCGCTCCGAGATTAATAGCATGGTCGGCATTAAGGTGCCATTGGCAACTCTCTATCCTGACCTACAAGAACAATCAGTACTAAAAGGCTTTAGCAAATCAATGGTGACTTATATCAAGCCTGCTGGGTTTAACAATCTAGATATCACAAGTCCGTTAGGATTGGCAATCGACAGCAATGCGCGGTCAACGGCGAAACAGATCAATGATACTTATGACCAATTCCATTTGGAGATTGCGTTTGGTCAGCGACGTATTGCGGTGCCTGATAGCATGTTGCAGACCTTGACCGACGAACGCAACGGCACGATTAAAGAAGTGTTCGATCCAAAAGACCCCGTATTTAAACAAATACCAGGCATGAATATGGACGACTTTGGGATTAAGGATTTAACCTCCGATATTCGTGCAGACGCCTATATCAAGTCAATCAACCACTTCATCAAGACGTATGAATTTCAGACTGGTTTTTCACCTGGCACATTCTCGTTCGATAAAGACGGTTTGAAGACTGCCACTGAAATCGTCAGCGAAAATAGCATGACTTACCAGACTAGAAATAGCCAAGTGAGCCAAGTTGAGCGTGGTATTCGTGAAGTCATCGTTTCAATTTGTGAGTTGGCCTCCGCTGTTGGTTTATATCATGGCAAGATTCCAGCGATGGACGAGATCACCGTTGATTTTGATGATGGTGTGTTTGTCGATAAGAATGCGCAAGCCGATTACTTAATTAAGCTGTTTCAAGCGGGATTAACACCAAAATATCGTGTGCTAATGCGTATCAACGGTCTTGATGAGAAGTCAGCCAAAGCAATGGTTGCTGAGATTGATGACGAAACAATTAACTCAACGCCAACGACGCAAGAAGAGCCACCTGCAGTTGACCCAACGAAGGAATGATTAGATGGTTAAATTAACGGCTGATCCACATCAATTAACCATGTCATCAGCTCAAATACAGGACATTTATTCAGGCTTAGAGCAAGATATATTTAAAGCGTTTGTCGACCGGCTTAAAACCAAGGGATTAACTGGTGATAACGTCCAGCAATGGCAGATGCAGAAGCTAAATGAGCTACATCTCGTCAATAAGGACACCATTAAATTAGTATCAGAAGCAAGCGGTCAGTCTGAAAAGCAACTCAATAAGCTGTTTATTGATGGTGGCGTTGCAATTTACAATGATGAGATTGCCAATATCGACAGTGGTATCTCTGGAAAGGTCGTCGAGAACAATCAAATCGATCAGGTACTCGAAGGATATCTTGACCAAACGAGGCTAGATCTCGATAACAACGTCAACCAGACATTGCTGACAACTAATTTCGGGGATAGTCCGGTAGCAAAGACTTATCAGCAGATAATCAAGGAAACAACGGCTGACGTTTTAAGCGGTCTAAAGACGCCTGACAGAGCTTTGGCTGACACCATATATAAATGGCGTAATCGGGGTATAACTCCCGTCATGATTGATAAGGGCGGGCATCAGTGGTCACTTGAAGGATATGCACGCACGGTTATTGATACAACGACTAATCGAGCGTTTCAAGTAGTGCGAGATACTGCTGCAAGCGACAATGGAATTGATACATTTGTCATGAGCTCACATGCTGCGTGTCGTCCTGCGTGCGCGCCTATTCAAGGAAAGTTGGTAACTACTCGCCGAGAAGGATTCAAAGCCGAAGGAGAGTGGTTTGAGCCACTTGATAATCACGGATATGGTGAGCCTGGTGGCACATTTGGCATTAACTGCTCACATATTAAGTGGTCATATATTCCTGGAGCCAATACCAACGATCAAGAGCAATTTAATCCGAAAGAATCTGTTGAAAAGTATAAATGGCAACAGAAACAGCGTGCACTCGAACGTAAAGTACGTGAATCTAAACGGAACGAAGAACTAGCAGATCAACTCGGTGACGAAGACGGCAAAGCAAAGTTTGGTTTGCAAAAGCTAAAATACCAGTCAGCGTTGCGGAAGATAGTTGACGACCACGACTTTTTGGTGCGTGATTATAATCGTGAGAATAGTTTTGGGTTGTCAGCAACCAAACGATTAGTTAAAAAGTCTGCTCCAGTCGCTAAACAATCTGTAATTTCTAAAGATTACAAATAAAAACGGTGATGGCAAAGTTGTCTCGGCTGAATTGCACGATAGCGGGTCTTATTCGGTTGTTTGGCTCTATATTCTATTTGAAAATGGCGTTAAACAGCACTTTACTGCTGACCAGATTAAGGAGCGATTGAAATGAAAAAGGATAAACCTTTATCTATTGCCGAACGTGCCAAGGTTGAAGGAGAAGCGTACAAGAATGCTGATTCAAATCCCATTAAAACTATCAAAAAGGTAACGTTGGACGATTACAAAAAAGCAAAACAACATAAATCGGGAGGAAAATAAAATGGAATTAATTGTATTTACAAACAACGGACAAACTTATTATTTCAATAACGTTGAGGACTTTAAACCAACTACAACAGGATTTTCATTCTCGTATGTTGGTAAAGCTACCGGTGTCAAACGCTCAGCAATGTTTAACAATACGTCAACGGTTGGATATGCCCTAGCGCCAACAAAATAATATTTAAGAAGGGGGTTCTATCATGCATCATTACATCACAAAATATATTGAAGACGGTAATAAGTATGCCGTTTCATGGTTTCAAATCAATCTTTTTGGACGTTGTTACTGCTTAAACCAAAAACGCATTGAATTAAATTGATGATTCGACCTAGATAAGTCGTAAAACTGTCTATTTTTGTGCCCGAATCCACGTGGGAGCCGACCCACTTGACAACGGCTTAGGAGGAAAAGCATATGGATACAGAAGAATTAAAAGGATTAGGACTAAGCGAAGAACAGGTTAAAGGTGTTATGGCAAGTTATGGCAAGGCAGTTAATCCGTTGAAGGAACAAGTCACAACGCTAACTAGTGAGCGCGATGGCTTTAAGACTCAATTTGAAACTGTTAATGGCCAGCTTGATACGATCAAGAAAGGCCACAAAGATGATGACGATCTTAAGGCTCAAATTGAGAAACTTCAAGCGGATAACAAGACTGCCGCTGAAACTTATCAATCTGATCTCACAAAGACTAAAGTTGATTACCAGACTGAATTAGCATTGACACAAGCTGGTGCTAAGAACGTTAAGGCAGTCAAAGCTCTGTTAAATAGCGATAAGATCACGCTCAACGACAAGGGACAGTTATCCGGGCTTGATGACCAATTGGAAGCCGTCAAGAAGGATAACGATTTCTTGTTTCAAGGCGATACTACAGGTACAGCACCACAAATCGTTAATCCGGGCAACCCTAACCCAGACACTAAAACAAAAATTGATCCTGCAACTGCAAGCTACGCAGACATTGTGGCAGCGCAAACCGCAGAACAATAAATCGAAAGGATGATTTAATATGGCATTTCCTAATGCAGAAACAACAGACAAATCTACACAAGTAATTCCAGAGGTCATGGCGCAAATGATTGCCGCACGACTTCCAAAGGCTATTAAATTCTCACCACTTGCAACAGTTGACAATACGCTCGTCGGCGTTCCCGGCGATACGATCACCGTTCCACATTTCAAATATATTGGTGATGCAGTCGATTTTGCAGAAGGTGAGAAGATTGACTATTCCAAGCTTCAAACAGGCACAACCAAATCGACCATCAAACGTGCTGGTAAAGGGGTAGAAATCAGTGATTACGCTGTTCAAACTGGATTGGGTGATCCTAAGACAGAAGCGGCAAACCAATTATCTCTGTCTATCGGTTCTAAGGTTGACAGTGATGCATTAACGGCGTTGTTAAATGCTCGACTGACTTTGACACACGCTGAACCAGATCTTGATTTGATTGATGCTATCGAAGCAACGTTTGAAGATGACACAAGTGAATTTAATGTTGAAGATGCCAATCCAGTTCACGGTACATTAATCATGAATGTAAAGGACTTTTCCAAATTGCGTAAAGCTGCTTCCAACAACTTTGCCCGTGCTACTGAATTAGGCGATACAATTCTCGTTAATGGCACACTTGGTGAAATCTTTGGCTGGCAAATTCTGACTTCTCGTAAGGTCCCAGTTGGTACTTTTCTTGCGGTAAAACCTGGAGCTCTCGGTATCAATATGAAGCGCGGTGTCCAAGTCGAAACTGCTCGCGATATTGATTTCAAAACAACAAAGGTTAATGTTGACGAATATTACGGTGTATGGCTTAAAGATGATACTCGTGCATTGGTCGTTAATAAACCTACTGGAGGTACACCGGGGGAAGCATAACGCCGTCTGAGAATGATGGCGATTCTAAGCCAACCGAAGCAAATACTGTTGCAGAAATTACTGCGTGGTTAAATGCTCATAGCATCGATCATACCGGTGTGACATTGAAGGCTGACTTACTTGCCTTAGTTCCCGTAGAATAGAGGTGTATAGTTAGTGTATTTAACACAAGGAGATTATGCAACTTATCATTACGCAGAAATTGCTGACGCTGATTTTGACAGAATAGAAGCTCGTGCAGCCGATGTTATTGACGCAATCACTGATAATTTCTATCAGGTGCGTAATCTTGAATCTGATATGAATTCTTTTCGCACGAAGCAATTTAAAAAAGCTGTTGCCAAAGAGATTGAATATATGCTGCTCACTCAGCTCACAGGTACGGCAGACGTACAGAACAAACCCGCCAGTCAATCGATTGGGAGTACTTCTATTAGTGTTTCCAGTCAAAACTCGTCTAGCGGTAATTCTGGACGTCTGAGCGCGGTTATTGCTGATGAGGTGTATTCTATCTTGGCAAAAACCGGTCTGCTATATCGAGGAGTTGATTATGTCTTATGACATTACAAATTGATCCACGTTGGTTGGTCCATTCGGTTGAGGTAGCGAAGAAACTCGATGAAGATAATTGGAACAAACCAATCTACGCAGATCCAATCACCTACAATCGCGTCAGAGTGGATATGACTAAGGAATTTACGGGAACTGGTAACGATCGGACGATCACTGCAAATGCGACCGTCTTTTTGTTTGCCAAATTTACTGGTAATTTTCCAGTCGACATTGATGACACATGGTTAGATGCAAAATTGACGTTTAATGGCCATGATTACCTGGTCAAAAATTGGTCGCCATATAGTGAACCGACATCGGCAAATTTATGGTCAATTGAATTGAAGGTGATCTGATGGCAGGAATTAAGATTATAACGAATACCGTTAGGCTTGATCGAAAAATCAGTGCCCAAGCATTTATCCGCGGTCGAGTTGCAATGGCTAACCAAGTTGGCATGGACGCTAATCGTTTTGTTCCTCGGAAACATGGAGCTTTGCGTTCTAGTCAGGTAATTGCTTCCGACGGTTCGAATGTTCAATGGATATCCCCTTACGCACACCGTCACTTCACAGCTCCTGGTGGTTGGCACTATTCAACTCCCGGAACTGGACCACGGTGGACTGATAAAGCTAAGTCAGCCTACATGGGTAAGTGGACTAAGGCATTTATTAAGGGGGCTGGTATGTAATGGACTTCCCGGAACGATTAGTTGCCGAGATCAGAAAGCTAAACCTGCCTATCAAAACTAGGATTGGAAATGTTGGAACTGATGAATCAGCTGGATTTTATCCGATGCCTGGCGGTCAAGTTATCACCGAATTTATGGACGGTATGAAAGAACAACAGCTCAATTATGAATACGTCATTAAATCCAAAGATCAAGATAAGGCTGGTGACCAACTATGGGCGGTATCCAACTTCATTGAAGAATTAGACGAAATCCCGAGCTTGGATGGCAGTTACGATTTTGAAGAAATAACAATAACTAGTAAGCCCGCGCAATCTCAAGCAGATGAACAGGGCTTTTTTTATTGGGTCGTTGATTTCAGCGCCCAAATAATCACATACAAAAAGAAATAGGAGAGTGAAGTATATTGGCACGTAAAAAGAATGCCCTTCGTAAACACGAAATTGCGCCATGGACAAGTGATGATGTTAAACCAGCGGAAGACGCTTGGTTGCCATTGGCACATTTTATCGAAACCATCGAAGACGACTCAGACGAGGATACTGATGATCAAGGTTTCTACGATGGCGACGGAAACACCGAAACTGTCTTAAATGGTCGATCAGAAAAATGGAATTTCAGTGGTACTTATGACCCAGATGACAAAGCACAACAGTTGATTGCTGGCATGCGGCGGATCACAACTGATGATGGTCGTAAATTATGGCACCGAATTACTGAGTCAAATGGTGACATGGTAACAGGCGTCGCAAAGGCAATGGAAATCAAAGCCGGTGGCGGTGACGCAACAGAGTATGAGGCGTTTGAAGGCCATCTTGACTATACCAAGACGCCAACAATAACAAAGGCAACTACACCACCTGAATCATAGAAATAATAAGAGAGACGGCTAGCTTGAGAGCGGTCGTCTCTTATTTTTTTGGAGGAAAATAACATGACAGAACGCATTATAGTAGATTCCGGTAATATTTTGATTCCGATTGGTATCCGAGATAAGAACGATCCTGACAAGACACACGATTTCACTTTGAAAGTCGATATTTCTGATAACATTCTGCAAAACGCTAAGAAACATAACGATGAATTGCAGAAGGAATTGCAGAAAATTCAGGATAAATACGCAAAAACAATCGGTGATGACGAGCTTTCAGACGAGAATGTTGGCACAGTGATCGAAGGCATTTCGGAAATGGTCAAAACCCGATTCGACGATGATTTTGGTGTTGGCAAATATGAAGAGATCGCCAATGCAGGCGGTGGTAATAGCTTCTTGAATATGCTCGATCTCTACACACAAGTTTCCGATTATGTCGGCGCCAAGCTCGAACAAAAATTTGCAAAAATCAAACAAAAATCAGCCAATAAAAAAATTAAGTATCTCAAAAACCGAAACAAGAAGTAGGTGGTATCATGTTTCGCTTGTACGAAAAATTACCAAGTGAGGTGGCTGTTAACGACGTTGAGTACCGATTAAACCTAGATTTTGACAATGTTCTATTGGCGTTTTCTGCGTTAAGTGACAAAGAGATGACCGCTGATGATCGACTAGAAACTTATCTAAGACTGCTGGTCATTGGTAAATTACCAAGCGTTGATTATTGGATTGATTTATACGACGCAATTCAAGAAGTACTGACTGTTGAACAGACTAGTGCGGTCAAATATGACGTCAATGGCGATCCGATGCCAACAAAAGCTAATGATAGTAAACCTGACTTCGATTTTGATTTAGATGCCAGATATATCTATGCAGCGTTTTTACAGGCGTATGGGATTGATTTAATTGATCAACAAGGCAAGATGCAATGGATCAAGTTCGTGGCATTGCTCAATGCTTTGCCTGAAGACACGATGTTCCGACAGATCAGACAGATTAGATCTACTGATTTATCCAAAATTAAGGATAAAGAACAGCGTAAGCAGACGAAAGAGCAGCAGAAAGCACTAGCACTGCCTTCTAACGTGATAGAAGAGGAGGCGGACGACTATGGCGGCTGATGGAACGGTCAAGATTTTAATTGATGCCGATGGTCAAGAAGCGATTAGCTCTGTTGCTTCACTAAAAAAAGGGCTTGGTAGTTTAGGTGGTGAGGCTACTAAAACGGGCAGTATTTTTAAGAGTGTTTTCGGCGCAAACTTAATCAGTGGCGCAATTTCGAAGGCTATTAGCGTGATTGGTAACTCACTTGGTGGTTTAGGCAGTGATTTAAGTGAGTCAAGTGCAACATGGCAAACATTCCAAGGCAACATGTCAAACCTAAAAATGCCTCAAAAAGAAATCAACAGCACAAAAAAATCACTGCAGGATTTCGCCACCCAAACTATCTACTCAGCGTCTGACATGGCGTCAACATACAGCCAGTTAGCGGCAGTCGGTACCAAAAACACGACTCAATTGGTCAAAGGTTTTGGTGGATTGGCAGCTGCTTCTGCTGAACCAACTCAAGCAATGACGACATTAAGCCAACAAGCCACACAGATGGCTGCTAAACCTAAAGTAGCATGGGAAGATTTCAAATTGATTCTTGAGCAAACGCCTGCTGGTGTTGCCGCCGTTGCGAAAACAATGGGCATGAGCACGACAGACATGATCAAAAACGTTCAGGACGGAAAACTTGCTACTCAAGATTTCTTCGATGCGATTGCTAAAACGGGTACTAACGCTAACTTTACGAAGATGGCAACTCAATATAAAACGGTCGGACAAGCCATGGACGGATTGCGTGAAACATTAGTTACCAAGCTACAACCAGCCTATGATCAGGTTTCAAAGGCTGGGATTAATGCTATCAGTGGCGTTTCCGATGCACTTTCTGGGATTAACTTCTCGGGTATAGCCGATCAAATTATCAACGTTATAGGTGGGGCATTCAACACGCTACAGCCGGTAGCTAAGTCAGCAATTTCAAGTATTACCCCTATTTTCTTAAACCTTAAAGCTATGTTTTCTAATATGTTTGCGGGATTAAGCATTGAAAAGCTTAAAGAAGTTTTAGCTCCAATTGGCACGTTGTTCAGTGCTGTGTTTGACGGAGTCACAAGTGCTGCAAACGTATTTGTGGTTGTTATTTCGGGAATAATGAATACCGTCGGTAAGGCTTTTAACAAAGTTTTTTCTGGCGATGTTGTTAGTGGACTTGGCGATAAAGTTAAAGAACTTGGACCGGTAATCTCGGGTATATTCAACGGAATAAGCTCCGCTATTGGTCAAGTTGGTGGCATAATCGAAGGATTACCATGGGAATCAATATTCACTGGTGTTAAGGTCGTCTTGAGCGGCCTTTTAGACGTGATTAAACAAGTGGGCACCTTTGTCTCGGCAGCATTTAATAATGAAATAGTTAGAAGTTTTGCAGTTGCAATTCTTGGCGCAGTTGCTGCGTTTAAAGGTATCAGCAAAGTTGTTTCTATATTCACTGGTGTGACAACAGCAATTAAAAGCGTTGTTTCTGGATTTACAATGATAACTTCTGTTGTTAAGAATGTTGGTGGTGTCTTTAAAGCACTTCAAATGGTCATGGGCTTCATGTCGCCAGCAGGATGGATAATCATGGGTATTACTGCTATTGTCGCCGGGTTGACCTGGTTCTTTACTCAAACAACCGTCGGCAAACAAGCTTGGTCGGCATTTGTAGATTGGCTTAAAGGTGCATGGAATTCATTAACCGCAACAGCTTCATCGGTTTGGGATTCAGTTACTGGATTCTTCTCAAATGCTGTAACAGCCATCAAAGGTGTTTGGTCAGGTATTACTGATTTCTTCAGTGGAATTTGGTCTGGGATCACTGGCGGTGTGACAACAGCTGTTTCTGGTATTCAGTCAGCTTGGACTGCAATTGGCACATTCTTCTCCAATCTTTGGACTGGAATTCAGACGGTTGCAACAACCGTTTGGACAGCAATATCAGCCTTCTTTACTGGTATTTGGAATGGGATAGTAACGATTGCTACAAACGTATGGAATACCTTTGGCACGTCATTAACGGCAATTTGGAATGGTATTGTTTCTGTCGCAAGTGGCGTATGGAACATGCTTAAAACAGTAATCATGGCACCGATTCTGTTACTAATCGACTTGATTACTGGTGACTGGACTCAGCTTCAGGCTGATTTGACTTTGATTTGGAACAGCATTACAAGCGCCGCATCACAGATTTGGAACGGATTGAAGACTTATTTCTCTGGCGTACTTGATTTCATCAAGACCTATTTTCAGACTGTGTGGAACGCAATCAGGACCATTGTTGTCGCCTTATGGAACGGGATTATTTCCACTGGTAAGAATGTATGGAATGGTTTTAAATCGTTTATCAGTGCACTTTGGAACGGCATTAAATCACTTGCTTCGTCAATTTGGAACGGTATCAAGTCAGCAATCTCAAACGCAATTACTGGGACTGTCAACGGAGCAAAGTCGCTCTGGAATGGTTTAAAGTCGTTCATGTCAGGCTTGTGGTCGGGTATCAAATCAACCGCAAGTAGCGCATGGAATGGCCTTAAATCAACAATAATTGGAATCGGTAAAGGCATTGTCAGTGGCGTAAAAGGTGCCTGGGATGGTTTTAAAGGAATCGTTTCTAATGTCGTCGGTGGAATCAAAAGCGGATTTAACGTACTCAGTCACTTCAGCCTCGCAAAAGCAGGTCAAGCAATCATGAACAGTTTGTCTGATGGCTTGCAGAAAGCTTGGGGTAAGGTCAAGAAATTCGTTGGTGGAATCGGTGACTGGATCCGCGATCATAAAGGACCAATTAGTTATGATCGAAAGTTATTGATCCCAGCTGGTAAGGCAATCATGTCAGGCTTGAATGGTGGGTTGGAGAAGAACTTTAAAGATGTCCAATCAACCGTTGCGGGCATGGCTGACAAGCTGAGTTTCGCAATGTCACCGCAGTTATCCTTTGCTGGAGCTGAATCGTTGGCCGGCGGGAACATTAGAAATGCACCAATCGCAAGTAATATTTACAACTATTCAAGTAGTACAAATATGACTAAATCGGATAATAATGCAGTTGTCAACAAGCTTGACAAGTTAATTGAGATCACAAATCAAAAAGACTACAATCCAAAAATGTATCTTAAAAATGATGTACTTGTTGCAGAAACAACAAATGATTATAGCGGTGCAATGGGTCGCTCAGTTGACTTATCCGAGAGGGGTGATTAGATGCCAACGATCATTGATATTAAATTTGGTGATAAGTGGGCATTACAGAACTATGGCTTATATCTGAGCCCTGGCATTGTTTTAGAAGATCCTGAACCAAGAACGGACCTAATTGATAATCCTGCAGGAGATGGCTCAATTGATGTGAGTGAGGCCCTGACAGGTGAAATCAGGTATAAGGACAGGAATATTGAACTGACATTGGCTAAGCCTAAGTATGAAAAAGGATGGCAAAGTTCATTGTCAAGTTTTGTTAATGACGTTCACGGCAGACGGATAGATGTAGTTCTGCCATTATATCCCGATTATCATTTTGTAGGCAGGCTTCGAGCAGTCGCAGATTTTCGTGGCAATAAAGGCCTATCGATAATTAGTGTTACTGGTGTTATGGAGCCTTATCGTTACAAAAATGAGTTAACCAAAGTATCGGCGACCGTGCCTGACAGTGGTTCATTGACACTTAACTTGGTCAACGAGCGCATGACAACATTGCCAACATTCACGATCAGTGCTGACAGTCAAATCACGTTCAATGCCACGACCTACTCACACATCAAGGGGACCTTCACTCTGGCAAATGTCTTCTTAACTCAAGGCGACAATCCAATCACAATCAAGGCTACAGCAGGTACCAAGGTCACAATCACTTATCAAGAGGGGGCGTTATAGATGTATTATGCGATGCTCGATGACGAGCTCCTCTATGATCCACGGGCGAAGGGCTACGAAATATTCGACCCAAAACTATCGCTGGAAGTTAACAAGAACGGTACCTTCACTTTCACAATTCACCAGTATCACCCTTTATATAACAGAATAGCCAAGCGAAAGAGCATTGTCGAGATCTATCAAGACAATGCTCTTCGTTTCCGTGGGCGTGTTCTTGACGATCAGACAGCATTGAGTAACGCCAAGACAGTCACCGTTGAAGGTGAGATGACTTATTTCAACGACACCATTCTCCGCCCATACGAATACACCGGATCGGTTGAGGGGTATCTGTCGCTGATTATTGATCAACACAATACTCAAGTCGGCACCGACAAGCAATTTAAGCTTGGCAAGGTTACGGTCACGGATCCCAACGATGTGATTGTTCGCTCTGATTCTACTTATCCAAAAACTTGGGACGTTGTTGAAGACAAATTGATCAAGTCCTTGGGTGGTTATCTGATGATTCGGCGAGAAAACGGCGTGAATTATTTGGACTATCTCGCTGACTCTGATTATAAATCTGATCAAACAATCGAACTTGGCAAGAACATTCTCGACCTCAAAAAAACAAGTTCCGCGACTGGAATCTACACAGCAATCTTGCCGCTGGGAACACAGATCAAAGATGAGGATGGCAATGATACCGGCGAGAGGTTAACGGTTAAATCTGTCAATGATGACAATGATGTGATCGTTGACGATGAAGCAGTGGCCAAATATGGCTATATCATTGAAGTGGTGACCTGGGATGATGTGACGCTGGCCGACAATCTGTTACGCAAGGCTAAAGTCGAGTTGGCGGAGTTAGTCAAGATGGATATTACGCTGGAATTAACGGCGGTCGATCTAGCCAACGCAGGCCAGAAAGTCAATCATTTTCGGCTATTCGAATACGTGCAAGTGACTTCAAAACCCCATGATGTTGATGAGCTATTGTTGGCTGAGAAACTGGAACTCAATTTGACCAATCCTGCTGCTGACAAGTTAACGATTGGTCTGCAGCGTAAATCATTGACGGATAAACAAGTGTCTACGTCTAAAGTGATCAACAAAGTGCAGTCTGATTATGTGGTCAATGAGAAGGTCCGCGAGATCCAACAGAATGCAACTGAGAAATACTCAGAAATCAAGCAGGACTCCGAAAAGATCGGCATGGAAGTTGCAGAAATCAATAAAGGCGTCAAGGAGCAGAGTGAATTATTGTCTGACCAGCAGAAACAGATCAGGCAAGCTCTCGATGACATTGACGAAGCCAATTCTCAGTTGACCGACTTATCAGCCGATGGCAAACTCACGCCTAATGAGAAACAACAACTCAAAAAAGAGTGGGATGTCATTGCCTCTGAGAAGCCACAGCTCGATGAGAGCGCCAGTAGTTATGGTGTTGACACAACTGGGCTAGGGACCGCTTATGATTCGTTGACGGCGTTTCTAACGCCACTTTTGAGCGACTTGACAACCACAAGTACCGCTGATGGTGCCACGCTAAGAACTGATTTTCAAGCTTATTACGACGCCAAGCTAGTCACTATGAACAGCATCAATAATGTCATTCAAGGAAACGTGATCGATGCCAATGAAGACACTAAAGCGTGGACTCAAGAACAGTTGGCAGCCGAAGCGGATAGTATTCGCCAACAAAGCGATGAAGACTATGCCACTAAAGATGAGTTGGTCGATTATCAGAGCACAGTCAGCACCCAATTTGAGCAGACTAAAGATGATTTCTTGTTCCAGTTCACGAATATCCTGGAACAGATTTCCAATATTGATGGTGACACCAAGACTCAATTCCAGCAAATTGTTAAATATATCCGTTTTGAGGATGGCAACATCATCCTGGGACAAGTTGGCAATGAAGTCACACTTAAGATTCAGAATGATCGCATTGGCTTTCTACAAAGTGGTAACGAAGTTGCATATATCAACAATAACAAGCTTTATATCACAGATGGAGAGTTTCTCAACTCTTTGAGGTTAGGCAATTTCGCGTTTGTTCCGAGAGAAAACGGGAACTTATCATTTAAGTGGGTAGGAGGTGAGAGTGTATGAGTCTAAGTGGATCAGCAAGTGGGACCAAAGTAGGCGGTTGGCAGATAACGATGAAATGGTCAGCAACTCAGAATGTGGCCAACAACACATCGACAATCACGGCCACGGCTTATCTGGTTAGTGCCGCAACTTGGAATATTAACGCCGCGAATAAGTCTGGTTACATCACGATCGACGGCCAGAAAGGGACGTTCTCGCACAATCCAACAACAGGCGGTGGCAACACGCAGACGTTGGGAACGGTCACTAAGACGGTGTCACACGCTGCTAATGGAACAAAGTCACTGACTATCGGGTTTAGCTACTCGCTCAACATTACATCTGGTTCATATGGTTATCTTGGGGCATTTTCCGGCAGTTCTAAGATCACACTCAATACGATTCCGCGAGCGAGCACATTCATAACTGACAAAAGCACGTATGAGATGGATAGCAATGTCACGATGAAAATCACGGCGGCTGCAGCTGGGTTTAGTCATAAAGTCTGGATTAATTATGGATCCAAACGCATTCAGGTGCTCAACAATCCGGCGACTGGAGTCAATGTCAATTTCACGCCAAAGTTATCTGATTTTGCGGGACAGATTGCCAGTGCAACATCTGGGTACGGTAGCTTTGAACTCGAGACTTATAGTGGGTCCACAAAGATTGGATCATATAAGCAGACTCGCTATCTGACGATTCCCACTAGTGTGATTCCAACCACATCTGCAGTCTCTATTGCGGAAGGTAATACCAAGGTTGGAGCTGTTTTGGGTGATGGGGTTAATTTTGCTCAAGACATGTCAGTGCTCAATATTTCAATATCAGCTGCAGGGGTCTTGGACTCATGGATCACTGCTTCAGAAACAGTGATCGGATCCACGGCTTATCCTAGCACAACCAATAATGGACGGTCAGTGACTATTGATCTCAAGGGACAGCCGATCGCGCCGGCACAATACACGATCAAAGTGAGAACGAAGGATTCTCGTGGACGCTGGTCAGCGTATATCACTAAGTCGATCACAATCCTACCGTATGCGAATCCACAGATCGTTCTATCTGGTGAACGAATCAATGCAGAGGGTAAAGCTGATGACGACGGTACGATTGTTAAGCTGATTGTCAAAGGTAGCGTGTCTAACTTAGCCAATAAAAACGCTCATGATATTATGTTGCAGTATAAGACTATCGATGGCACTGAATGGATGTCAATCACTCACGGTATCACGGCATATGCGATCGACAACGTGGTTAACGTCAACAATATCAGTGTTGATCAAGCCTACCAGTTTCAGATTACGGTCACTGATAGTTTCAGCGCAGCCACATTCATGCTGTCGGTCCCAACCGTCTATACCACAGTCGATTATCGGGCTGGTGGTAAGGGCATCGCATTTGGTCAGGTGTCTACGCAGGATGGATTTGTAGTTGGCTCCAAGATGCCGTTTTACATTATGCAGAACACGGTTGATGGTAACCTAGTTAATTTCATTGATGCAGACTACGGTAGCTTAGGTGGGATCAGCCCGACTTTGATCGCGCGGCTAAACTCAGTAGGTCAATTACTGTGGTCAGGCGCCGTATATATGAACGCAACTCAAACCATTACACCATCAATCCCAATGGTTAATTGTCTTAGCGGATGGGAGCTTGTCTGGTCACAATTCAACACGAGTACTGGCGAAGGAAGTAATTCGCAATACGTATATTTCCGAGTGCCAAAATCACACGCAACTGATCATGGTGGTGCTGGTGTTAACTGCACGTGGAATAGCGACACCAAACAGCCGATATTTAAGTATGTATATATTAGCAATGAAACGATCAAAGGCTATGTTACCAATGATACGGCGCCTAATAATGGCTACGTTTTGCGCGAAGTCAGGGCGTACTAAGGAAGTGAAAAATCAATGAAAATAAATCTAGATATAAACCGAAGTGAACCGGTTCTAGAAACAATTAATTTGCGTCAAGGTGATGGCGGACTCCGAATGGTCGACATTCAGATCACAGAGAATAATCAACCAATTGTTGTCACAGGTTACACGTTACAATTTGAGGCAAATCTACCGTCAGGCTCAATGGTACAGCACGCTGGCGCAATCAAGGACGCAACTGCCGGACTATTCAGCTACACGTTCACGAGTTCAGACACGTCGGAAGCGGGGCAACTACCTGTTGCTTATTTCAGATTGTATGACAGTGCTAAGAATTCGGTGGCCACTCGCAATATCAGGATTGTGGTCGATCGAGCGGCGGACATCACGCAATCGCAAGCCAACGATTATCTTGCCAAAGTGAATCAGTTAATCACAGATAGCGAGGCTAAGCTGGCTGCAAATAATCAACAGATCGCGGCTCAACAGACACAACTAACTGCTTTGCAAGCTGGTATGACGGTTGGAACTCGAAACCTAATCAGGAATGGTGTCAATCCCAAGACAGTTGCCAATTGGAGTTACGGAAACCATAATGGCAAGCTATTTACAGATAGGCACTTGTATCATAAGGGGCGTAACGAGAACTTATTTAAACTTACTAATGATGGAACTGCCGATGAAACTTCAGCGAGCTCTATGCCTTTTTCCGTTAAAAGGACAGCACAATATATCTTTCAAATGGTAGCATTTGGAGATGCTAGTGTTACTGGACTGAGTATATTTTTTGTAACAAAGTCCAAATCAGATAGTGCATACACAAGCACTCAACTACTTTTGGAAAACAAGAAGTTATCTACAGCTAAAGAGGAAACTATTACCATTGCGTTCACCACAGGAGCCAATGTAGATACCGGTTATATCCGAATCGACAATAATGGATCAAGCTCGGGTACTTCTGGCGCGCTTTATTTTGGAGATGTGATTGTTGCAGAAGGATCGATTGTGGGCAGTGCAGTACCAGCATTAGAAGACCAGAATGCAATCGATGATGCCCAGGACGCCCGTATAGCAGCGTTAGAAGCTCAAATCCGCCTGGGGGGGGGTAGAAACCTCCTAATTGGCACATCTTCAATGATTACCATTAACAAGAGCTGGTTTAATATTTCTTATATAGGTAGCTTAGCCAGCAAGAAGCTTACAATCGGAGACACAATTATTTATTCAGTGTGGCTTGATAACACAAACTCATCTATAACCCGTGGTAATTCGTATGCACAGATATATTTCTACGACATCAATGACCAATTGTTGACCACTAATTCGGGTAATCAAGTTTACCATGGTGAAAGTAAATTATCTGTAGTCATGGCACAGGTTCCAGCTGGAACAGTCTCGTTTAGGCTAGCTGAGAATACAAATAACATGGAATTAAATACGTCTGCCGGTATGCGAAAACTGGAAAAGGGCACCATATTGACTCCGTGGTCGCTAGCTCCCGAAGACGATCCAACCAGCATAGAATCAAGATTAGCAGCACTAGAAAATGCAGTGAAAGGAAGTTAATTAAATGAAAACAATATGGAGTTTAGACCCGAAATCCTTAGGTCAAACCAAGCAAGTCGATGAGTCATATCAGGTCAATCCACTATTCGAGACCGAAGTCGCACTACCAACCGGATTGCTTATCCCAGCATGGGATAGCAAAGCCCAAGGCTGGTATGACGCCGGCGGTGGAGTTGGCGAAAAATACGATCCCGTTTCGAAAATGGTCGCACAATTATTACTCAAAAACGCGTCATTAGAAGCACGAGTCGCAACATTGGAAGGGGTGTCCGCTGATGTTTCCAAGTAAAACAGATATCCAATTTTTATTTGACCAGGGCTTTTACACTATTGACGATCTCGGACTATATCAAACACTTGGTTACTTGACTGCCGATGAGGTCACCGAAATTCAGGGTGCACCTGAAACCACAGAGGAAGTGATCTAGTGCATTTATTTTTAGGATTCACGATTGCCGAATGGGGTGGTATTATTGCCATTATTGCTGCAATCTATGGCGTGGCAGTCCGCCCAATCAATGAGCATCTGTCACGCTTGTCAGACTCAATCGACCAGCTGAATCAGAGCTCTCGACTGGAGCATAAGGAGTTCGATCGACGATTGGATATTCATGATCAACGATTGGTCAAGCATGGTGCTGAGCTTGATTTTTTGTACGAGCTGAATCACCTCAAACGAAAGAGAGACGATGAATATGAAGATTAATTGGAAAGTACGTGTCAAATCACCAAAGTTTTGGCTGGCCATTGTGCCGGCTTTTTTGTTACTGGCGCAAGTCGTGGCGGTTCCGTTCGGTTATGATTTCGAAATTGAGCCACTCAATTCACAACTAATCGCAATCGTTAACGCAGCGTTTGCGCTATTGTCTATTCTGGGCGTGGTAACTGACCCAACAACGCCTGGAGCATCAGACAGCGAGCGAGTATTGACTAAAAAGGAGGAAAAATAATGGCATTAAAATTTATTGATATTTTTTCGGGATCTGGAACAGAAATCGCAGGTCGTTCAGATGTTGACGGCGTGATCATTAAGGCGACTCAAGGCACGACCTATGTTAATCCGCTTTGCAACGCACAATATGCACTAGCAAAACAGAAGGGAAGATTATTAGGGCTCTATCATTACGCGGCGGGTGGTGATCCAGTTGCAGAAGCCAATTACTTCATTGCTAACATCAAAAATTATGTTGGTGAGACAGTCCTAGTTTTAGATTGGGAGTCGTATCAAAACTCAGCGTGGGGAACAATTGGTTGGGGTGAAAAGTTTGTCAATCGCATTCATGAATTAACTGGTGTCTGGCCACTATTGTACACAGGCCTTGATGGGATTCGACAGAACAAATCTTTGGCCACGAAGTGTGGTTTATGGTTTGCAGGTTATCCAGATAATCGAGACAGTTGGACAGTGCCAACATTTTCGTACAATATTAGTCCTTGGTCGACATATACACTCTGGCAGTTTAGTTCTTCAAACGGGAAATTAGATCGGAATGTGGCCGCAGTCGATGCGAATGGCTGGCGAAAGATTGCTAATCCTAGTGGCACAACAAAACCAGTTACACCATCGAAACCAGTGGTCAAACCTACCCCCGCAGTGCCTGCATACAGCACGGCGGGCAAGACACTTGAAGCCATGGCTAACGACGTGATGGCGGGTAAGGTTGGCTCAGGTGCCACTCGAGCTAAGCTGTTGGGCAGGTATGCAACTTCGGTTCAAGTTCTTGTCAACTACAAGATGAAAACAGTCAGTGCCACAAGCTTAAATAGTACGTTGGCATCGGAAGTCAAAAAGGGTGTGTTCGGTGCTGGGGCTACTCGGCAGAAGTTACTTGGCAGCTACTACAACGGAGTTCAAGCAGTGATCAACAAATCAGTGGTTGTCCACACTTACTACACCGTCAAATCTGGTGACTCGTTCTGGTCGATTGCACAGAAATATGGCGTCGACATGAACAAGTTAGCTTCGCAGAATAAGCTGACGATCAAGTCAGTGATCCACCCTGGCCAGAAATTATTGATCAAATAAGTTTAAGCCTACCTCGGCTAAGAGGTAGGCTTATTTTTTATGTTTAATTTAGTGTCAATACGATTTTAAGTTCAATCACAAAAAAGCGTTGTAAAGTTATAATTAATAAGCTATATTGGATTAAGTAACATCTACAAACATAACGGGGTAATAACAAATGACGTTCTTTCTTCCAGCGTTTAGCAATTTGCATGAATTGTTAGAAACTTTATCATACATTGCAACCATCATTGGAATAGTAGCGATTTATTTGACCGTCAAAGGATTAAAAAGAGATCAAGAAAAAGAACTGAATGCCAACAAGCAAACATTAGTAAATAATTCAGTTAAAATATTGAAGGCTTTTTCTGAAAAAATTATTCCGGAAATGAGCGATTTCGTCAATAAATACCCAGTTGAGGTTGAAATCTCCAAAAGAAAAGCCTTAGAAGAAGTCAACCATTACATTACCGACGATTTATCGAAAATCGATAAACTGCCAAAAGATGAAAAGCTAGACTGGGCAATTGAGATGCAAGCAAAGACTGCCGCTGCCGCTGGTCAAATTTTTAATGAGTTGGAACAGATAAGTGTCTACATGAACTATGATTTAGTTGAGCCAAATCTAGTTTTCGGACCAATCCATAAAGTGTTTTTGAACTTTGTTTCCACCAACAGTGATTATCTAGAATTTATTAGTAGCGAAGACGCTCCGTACGAAAATGTCCACAAGCTTTACGAAAATTGGACTAAAGTCGAACGAATGCGGATTTTGGATAAAAAACAGTCTGCACTGAACGATGAGAAACGTAAACTGACTAATAATGAGTGAAATTAGTGTATCATGGTGTTATAATTAGTTTGTCAAGTAATTGATGGAGGTATTGATCATGATTGATAAAGCGTTGAAGGAGTTTCTCATACAATTAGAAAAGAGAAATGAGCAGGACAAAGAAGAGATTAATAAGAAACTATTTTCAGGTAAAGTAATCAATTAATTACAAAGAATTAAATTAAACAGTTAAACTTGTGCTGATAAGCTTCTATCCTTTATGGATAGGGGCTTATTTTTTTGTGATTAAATACCTAGATCATGCTATAATTAACTTGTTGGAGTTTTTATAGTAATCCACTATGATGAAGCAAGCTAGTCTGCAAACTAACTTGCTTATTTTTTTGCAATTATTTTAAAATAAATTTGTCTATAGTGTAGACAAAAAGTGTCTATGGTGTTATACTGTGTATATAGTCAAGAGGAACAAAAAAGCCCAGAATTAACTGGGCTGGTCGCTAAACCTCTTCGATTATAACATAAAAAATCGGAGGTATTACAGATATGAAAATTTTACAACAAGCAAAAAATGGTGTTATGGTCAGTGGATTGAAGAGTTACGAAGAATTAGATGAAGCCGAATTATCTGTATTAAGATTTCAAAGTGGCACAAGTAAAGATGATTACACAGATTACCAAGTCCGTTACAACAAAAAAGGCGAATTGTTGGGCGTATCAGCCAACGAATTCACCGAAGATAAGAAAGTAAAAGTTGACGAGGGCGGCAAGGAAGCACAAGCATACTTTGACGGCTTCAACATCTTATATGGCAGTGGTAAAGAACGTGCAGACGCTGTTAAGCGCCATGAACAAAACACCGGTCGTAAGATGGACGCAAAAAAAGCTGGAATCGCAAGAGCATTAAAGAACCAACCAATTGATCGTGAAGAAAACAATCAAGATTCAGAAGTTAAAAGTGAAATTACATCAGATAAAATTACATCAGATAAGGAAATAAAAAATGGCGGAATTTAAATACAGTTGGCGAGATGAATACGGTTCGGACATGGATAAGGCCAAGGCTTTATTGTCTGATGACTCAATTTCAGGCACATATATCAGCAATGTGGCAGACATCAGCCGCCAAGGCGTGTCTAACTATCGGACAGGAAAGACAGATATTGAGAGCGCAAACTGGAGTGTTGTCACTAAGCTTTCCCGAGCTTACGAAGCCGACTGGATACAGAAGCAGATCGGCGATAACCAGACTGATTTTGTGTTGTTTATTCAAAAAATCAGCAGTGAACTTAACACTGTTGCCAACAATTACGAAACAAAAGGCAACGAAGAAATGACCAATGTTTTTGATCGCTTAAACGAGATGACCGGGAGCGATATTATTCAGCTGATCGATCTATACAAAGCATATAAGGACGACGAAGGATAATATGAAGAAAAGAAAATTTAATATTACTGTCGGGACTTCGGTTGGAAAAATCACAGTTTTAGAAATAATTGGTAATCGTATCACTGATCAAAAATATCGGTGTCATTGTGATGATTGTGGACGAGATGACTTCGTCGTTTCTCGTGCCACGCTAAGATGGCGAATCAAGTATAATAGCAAGGCTGGTTGTGGTTGTATTCCAACTCGACCGAGACGCGAAGAAATGCCACCTCCCAGAGATTTAACCAATAAAAAATTCGGTGAACTTACGGTTAAAAAGCTACTTAAAAAGGACGGGTATCGTTCGATTTATCTTTGCGAGTGCTCATGTACAAAAACGAAGAACGTTAGTTATCAGCTACTAGTTAACGGGAAGACTAGGTCATGTGGACACCTAGCAAAACAATCGAATAGCAAGTATGGGAAGCTGGCTGGTGATCTGTTGTCCAGCAAAGTTGATGGAGTGTCAGTTAGACAAATTGCTCAAATGTATTCAGTTCAGCAAAAAAATAATACGTCTGGCGCTAAAGGCGTTGCTGTGTACAAACGTAAGGACGGTACAGTTCGCTGTTATCGCGCGTATATAAAAGTTAATGGCAAGCAGATTTCGCATTCAGGTTTTGCGACAGTTGAGGAAGCAAGCCTTGAGCGGAAACGCCTAGAAGAAGAATATTTCGAACCCACTTTAGAAAAAGTGAAAGATAGAAAAATTACGAAAAATATCGATCGACGAGTTAACGAATATCTTGGTCGATAACTGGACGGCGAAGTTTCCTGAAAGCAATCAATGTTGGTTGCTTTTTTCATACCAGCGTGTGTGATCACATCAATATGGAGAGTATAAAAATGAATGAATACGAGAAAGAATTAGTGGAGGAATATCAGGCACATTTCAATAAGTTATATAATAGTAGATACTGGTTAGTCGTGGTCAATAATCATTTCGACGACATATATTCATTTTTCATTTATTCGGAGAAAGTCCGTGGAAAGATTCAGCGCAGTTATGAGTTAGTCCATTTCCCGCGTGATCCAGAATTATACGATAAGATGATTGCAAAATTGAAGTCGATCAGCAAACTATCAATCGAGTACCGCGATACCAGACACCTGATCCACCCAGGAGAAGACATCACGCACGACACGATCCATGGGCACGGCAGGTCTACAAAATATGATCCAAAAAAATAGCCTTCAATTGATCAATTGTTTTGATACTATATTATATGTTTTTTCTGCGGTATAATAATCCTTGAATATAGTTGCAGTAATCTTTTCACCTTGATACATGATCAGAAATTTATCATCAAGGATCAACGTGGTTGTATCTGTTGACATAGCTTTTTCCATAAAAATCACCTCAAAAATATCAAGATACGGTACCGATACGGTACAAGGGCTTATAAACTCTGGAACAACAGCACTGGTAACTATCGAATGGGAATAGGGTTTAATAACGAAACCAGGTTAAAAAATGTTTTAGCATGCAGCAAAATATATATTAGCGAACTGAACCGTCATAATTGTTTTTTAAATTATGACGGTTCAGTTCTTTTCTTTATCTAAAATCATGATTTTAGCATCAGGCAATCTAGTCCGCCTGTTTCTCTGCTAAGTAATGATCTTTTTCCAGCTGCCATTTATGCGTATCCTCTGCAGTGATTGCGCGCAATATCTGCGCTGGATTTCCGGCTACAATCACGTCATCGGGGACATCTTTTGTGACGATTGATCCCGCGCCAATCACGACGTTGCTGCCAATCGTCACGCCTGGCAGAATCACGGCATTACCACCGATCCAAACGTCACTGCCAATTGTGATTGGGCGGCCATATTCTAAATCTTCGTTTCTAATAGCCGCATCGATAGGATGACCGGCGGTGTATAACGAAACGCGAGGGCCGAGCATGACGTTATCGCCAATGCGAATCAGTCCGTCGTCGAGGAAAAAACAATCGTAATTCGCATAGAAATGTTTACCCACATGGATATGCGAGCCAATGTCCATCCGCGTAGGCAATTCAATATAGGCGTCTTTCGTCGGACAATCAATTAATTGATTGAGAATTTCGTTGCGTTGGGCTTGTTGAGATGGCGCAGTGATGTTGTATTGATAACACAGCTCTTTGGCGCGATTTCGTAATTTAACCAGCGTTGGTTCTGGCGAATAATAAAGTTTCCCGGCGAGTAAAACGTCCTCTTCTGATCTCATAATTTCCTCCTGAAGGTTGTATGTATTTGACTGCTTTCACTGTAGCAAATATTTGCAAAATTGTGAACACGTTCAAAAAATAGTTTTCTTAAAACTTTTTTATTCGCTGTTGACACGATGATCGTGGCTGGATCTAATCGCTTTTTGAAGGCCATTGTGAAGATCAGCATAGAATTCAGCCTAGTTTTGAAAACGTTTTAGTAGCTATTTAAGCAGAATAGTCCATACTGTGGATGAAAATAGTTGCCGTAATCGAAGGTGTCATAGGAGTAGAGGAGGAACTTGAAATGTTTGATTGGGAAACAAAAGAACGTGCAGAATATAGTCGCAGTAGTCAGGTGAGCTTTGTGAAATTGACGAAGCGAAGTTACCTCACAGCAAGTGGTATCGCTCCCAAACATACCAATGAGTCATCCTTTCTGGAAAAGGCGGATGTCGTTGTGAATTTGGCAAAGTTGATTAGCGAGGGTCCTGTTGCTGGCATTGACATTCCCGGATTTAAAAATTATCGACCCTATCCTGTGCAAGCCGTTTGGCAGGGGGATGCTTTTAAAATTTGGCTCAAACAACCGCTGTTTATCAATGAAACTATTTATAATCAAGCGATGAACCAGGCGAGTTTATCACAGTCGGTTGACTTTGAACAATTAGCAGAAGGCACCGAAATACAAACGATTGTCAATGGTGCCGTCACTCCAGCGCTAGTTAGTGCGTTGCAACAGGAAGTCACAGAAGTTGGCTATCAATTGATTGAGCCAGACAGCCATCGCGAATTATATTTAGATGGCTTGCCTCTAACGAATGAGAAACAAGTATTGTTGAGATTAGCGCTTGATATTAACGTGAAACAACCTTCATTGGCTGTTTATAATTAACAAATTGAAGAGAAAAGCGAGATGACAAAGATGAAAATGTCAGTCGTGGTACCAACTTATAATCTCGATTCATACGTGAGCGTCCTCTTAAAAAATCTAACCAACCAAACTGTGAATTTCGAATTATGGCTGGTTGATGATGGCTCAACTGATCAAACAGCTTCGCAACTCGGTGAATTTGTGAAGGGTAAGCCTGATTTTCATGCGATTCAATTAAAACACGGTGGGGTTTCTGTGGCACGAAATTATGGCTTGCGTCATGCAACTGGAGATGGCATTATTTTCGTCGACGGTGATGATATGATCGCGCCCAATTTTGTTGAAACGTTGAGTCAGGGATTGGCTGAGGATGCGGTAATGGCTGCCGTCGGTTACGAGTGGTATCGACGTCCAGCAACAAGAGCCGCCGGTTTTATGGCGTTAGATCAAAAATCGGTCTTTGATCAAGTTTCACATCATGGAACCGAAATCGGTGGCTATGTTTGGAATAAAGCTTTTCGAATTTCGGCGATCAAGGCTGCCAATTTAACTTTTGATGAATCCCTAAATTTAGCGGAGGATTATCTTTTCACAGCGACCTTCGTTGCCAGATCACCAGGCAAATATGTTTATTCGCCACACGTTTTGTACACGAAGCGAAATCGGCGAGACAGCACGATTCACAATGCGAGCCGCGCAGACAGACAAGAAGAGGATCGGATATTTGAGCAAATTTACGCTTTACGAAAATGGATCAAATAATCAATTAACCAGCGATATTGTGGCGGATTCTCGTTAAAAAGACAGCTAAATAATTAAAAAATTTCTAGGCAACGTTCAAGATGGCATGACTTCGATATTCTTTCGGGTCATGTCATTTATTGTTAATTGACTTAACGATAATAAATATCTAAACTTAGAGGAGCCATTATTCTATTATCAGTCCAGAATTGGGTCGGGCGTTTTAAAAAACGGGGGGAATTCTCTAAAATGAATCATCAAAAATTAGCCACACTGACGATTACAATCATGGCCGCATTAACTTTGTCGGCGTGTACGAGCCACACCAAGGGCAACACTTCTTCAAAGTCAGCGATTGTTTCAAGCAAGTCTGTGAAAAGCAAGAGTCAGAAGGCGACCGCCAAAACCGCAACTAGCACAAAAAAGGCGGGCATCATGAACCTTGCCCAAATTCAGAAGGGTGATTACAGTAGCCTTGCCGGAACTTGGACTGAAGTTCGGACGGGCGCCAATCGGCATGATGCCACTGGGATTGATTATACAGACGGCGGGACCGACCCAATTACGATGACTAAAAATAAAATTGTCAATGGTCAAATGAGTATCCAAGGGCAAACTTTGACCGATGCTGATGGCCGGAAAAATTTAATTTTTCAAACGAAAGATCATGTTTTGACCGCCTCATTGGCCGATCCGTCCGTTGCCATCAACTGGTCCGTTAGCTTTTATCCGAAAGGCACGACCGATGCTAACAAAGAAGAAATCGGTGCGGTCGGCAATGATCGAAATCTAATTGTGATCTGGACGAGCAATAATTCCTATACGCAGGTCTTTGCGCAAGGCCCCGCTAAAGCAGTAGCTACGACGACTCAGACGAGTTTAAACATCAGCCAAATCGCCCAGAATAATTTTGCCAGTCTGGTCGGAACTTGGAAAAACGAGACCGATGGCAAAACAATCGTCGTGACCAACCAAACGATGAATAAGCCTGCTGGAAGTCACGTGGCTGCGTCTATAGGCGCGGTTGTGAGTGGGGCGGATAATAATGGTTATCCAGAAGTTATCACGTCTGGCGCGATTACAGTCGGTTATATTCAAGGCGGCATCGGCACGTTTGACCCCAGCATCATGGGTTCGGCTTTCGAGCCATTTCTGATTGTTCCCAAGAATGTTAAGCTGCCAGCTGCTCAAGGGCTGTATGACACCGACGATTCGGATACGACGCGCGATCAACTCGTTCGTGGCATTCAATCGGGTAATGGTGTGCAACCACATACGTATTACAGACAATAAAAAAATAAAGAGCCACTTTCTCAAATAGAGAAAGTGGCTCTTGTTATCTGTGCACATCAGTTTCATAAAAGTTCATCATGTGAGCCTGTTTCCAGTAAATATAAAATTAATTTTTCACCGTCAATTTGGTAGAGCAAGAGCCAATCGCCGGAAATGTGCAACTCTCTGATGCCCGCGCGATCGACGAGCTGATGATCCTTAAATTTTGTGTTTAATTTAGCCGTTTCTTGAAAAACAAGAGCGTGCAAGGCATCTTCGAATAGTGTCTGATCGTAATGTTTTTTCATGAGTTTCTTGTATTGACGTTTAAATTTTGACGATCGAACAATTTCTTTAATCATTTTCATCGTCGCTGTTCAAATCGGCCATTAAACTTTCGATGCTAGTAAACGACTTGCTCTGACCATCTTTGATTTCTTGGATGGCGGCATCTAACGGAGAACCGATCGGCGTGAATGGCAGGGCATTTTTGCGAACCATTTGTGTGAGGAACATTGTGATGGCTGTTGACATGTCCATACCCATACTATTTGCGACACGCGCGGCACTCTCCTTCAATTCGACTGAAACACGCGCACTCACGGTACTTTTCTTTTCTTTAATATCCATGGATGAACACCTACCTTATCACTTTAATTATACGTTCTGTATTGCAATTGTGCAACTTCGTGATACAAAAAGTTTGGTAGAAATATTTTGTGGACTTGGTTCGCAGAATTTGTATGCCTTTAAAATCATTTGAAAATAAAAGCATACGATATGATCTACTAATCAAACAAATAAATAGACTGTTATTAAAAACGGTGTATACTAAAGATATACGAAAGGGGCGAACTTTGATGAAAGTGAAAGTCAGAACAGTTGGCAATTCAACGACTCTAACGATTCCCAAAGAATTTAAGGTTGAAAAGGGAACCGAATTTGAAGCAGAGCAACATAGTGATGGTTCAATTGTTTTCAAACCAAAACATCGTAATCCGTTTGAGGGGGACTGGTTTAACCAGAATCTTAAACAAGTTGATATCATGACTGAGGCGGAGGATCTTGACAGTGAGTGGCGTTAA